CAGCTTACCAAGAATATGAAAACCTCCTATAAAAAACTACCCATACTGGCAGACAAAATAGCTAACTGGTATCCAAGAATGAAGAACAACCAAAAGGAACTTTGCCCCGTATTCGGTTGCGTAAAAGGCAAGGTAAGAGACAAGAAAACCCACCTACTAAGAACCTGCGTTGTTTGCAATGGTGACGGGCTGATGCCTAAGAGACGTTTTGCTAAATCCAACTTAAATTCCTAGCTTTACCCCATCATGATCCAAATAAGAGGAATAAAAATATCACCCGCTTTGCAAGGAGCGGTAAATTAGCCAGCCTAAGAACTGGCTTTTTTAATTTGATAGACTAAAGAAATGGTGGAGATACAGGTTCAAATCCTGCAAGACCGAAGTAATTAACCGGACGATAGATCAACGAAAAGATCACCATCACATTTTTATATGAATAGATTACAATTTTTAAGGACGGCAACTTTAGCGGCAATAGCTACGCCCGTCCTGCTTCCTGAGAAAGATAAAAGGATTATTTTGAAATCAGCATCACGAGTAAACGGAGTCTTTACAGCCGTTTCGACCAATGGAGTTGTTATGAAATCGAACAACGGTGTAGATTGGGTAAGAATATGAAAAGATCAAATATTCTTTTATTTGCCATTATGTCCCTTCTTGCTTGCAGGTATTTATCGAAAACTACTTTTTAAGCTAATGGGAAGGCCAAGCTCATTCACTCAAGAAATAGCCGATTCGATATGTGAGCAATTAGCCACAAGCTCAAAAAGCCTTAGAACAATTTGCGACCAGGAAGATATGCCTACCGTAAAAACCATTTTAAACTGGCTAACAGAAGGCGATAAGGAAGATGGCCAAGAATGGGCTAAAACATTTTTACGGCAATACGCGCACGCGAAACAAGAACAGGCCGACTTTTTAGCTGAAGAGATAATTGAAATTGCAGACGAAAAGCATAATGACGTTCTCAGATCAAAAGAAGTCAGGAATGCCGATGGTTCAAAAATGGTTCTTTTAGAAGAAAACAAAGAGTTTACCAACCGCTCCCGCCTCCGTGTCGATGCTCGTAAATGGATAGCCAGCAAACTGAAGCCTAAGAAATACGGGGATAAATTGGATTTGACCAGCCAAGGGGATAAACTCAATCACGGCCCTATGCAGGTAGAGATAGTCAAGCCTGATGAAGAATGACAGGGCTAAGGCTACAATAGTTTTTCAGCAGATTTGGGAGGCAATACACGCCCGTAATCCAGACGGGAAAAGAAAATACAGATACATAGTCAACCGGGGGTCTAGCCGTTCGAGCAAGACACGATCAATCATTCAGGCTTATTGGCTTTTTGCTATGTCCAATGAATTAAAGCGTCTGTCCGTCTGGAGAGACACTAAGAAGGATTGCAGGGACACTGTCGGTTTTGATATGGGGGTTGTTTACCCTGGGATGGCTCACTACTCCACCGTACAATACAACAAGACTGAGGCCAGCTATCAGTTTCCTAACAAGTCTATAATCGAAATAAACGGCACCGATGATGAAAATAAGGTCATGGGATATAACGGTCATGTAGCTTGGTTAAACGAACCATATAAGATTTCACGTGGAACATTTGACCAAATAGACCAGCGTACAGAGGACTTCATATTGATTGACTGGAACCCAAAACAGGCCCATTGGATATTAGATTTAGAGAAAGACGAAAGGACAATAACCATAGTTTCCACTTTCAAGGATAACCCATTTTGCCCGCCAGAACAGAAAATCAAAATTCTTTCCTATCAGCCAGTGAGTATGTGCGCGATAGTCATTCAAAAGCTATTGCCAGAGGTGGAGGCCAAGGCTTATAACATCACCGAAAACAAGAAAGGATTCACGGAAAAGCTACTCAAAGAGTTATCAAGGTGCAAGGAGAATGAAAGAAAGAACACAGCAAGTAAATTCAATTGGTCGGTTTATGGGTTGGGTGAGAAAGCCGAAAGACCAAACCGGATATTCCACTGGAAAGAGATAAGTGACGATGATTACCATAAAATCAATGCAAAAAGGTATTGGGGTTGTGATTGGGGTGTAGTTGACCCTTGGGGTGTGCTTGAGGCTAAGTATTACGATGGCAATTTCTACCTGCATGAACTAAATTATAAATCAGAGAATCAGATAAAAGCCGATTTGTCAATGGTTGAAATCGAACAGGTTAACGCAAGGGAGGAGGGTTTAGTCGTTTGGCATTTTGAAAGGCTTGGCATACCTAAGAACGGCATTATCCTATGTGACGATAACCGACCTATGAAGGTTGTAGCACTAAGGGAGGCCGGATTTGACTATGCAATCACAGCAGCCAAGGGGCCAGGGTCAATACTGGACGGTATTGGGTTGCTTGAAAAACTAAACGTATTTTATACATCCTCATCTAAAAATCTTCAATACGAGCAAGAAAATTATTCCCGTATTGTTGATCGTTACGGCATAGTGCAGGAGGAGCCAGAGGATGTAAACAATCATCTTTGCAGTGATCCGGCACGATACATCGCTTCCTTCCTTAAAGCCCAAGGAATTATCAAAATAGTTTAGCCTAAATTTCCCATATTAGGAAAATTCAAAACTCTTTCCCACTTTTGCTTTACAATCCCATAACGGGATAAAAGCCAATTTGAGATTCTTAGACCTAGCTGGGAATTTGAAGAAATTTTTAGGGTTGAACAAAAGTCAGTTCAATCTAAATGTCATTGACGGCTCCACTAAGTTCAATAACTACAATCTCGATAAGCACAAACTAGCGGCAATCCTTTCAAACCCGGCTCTTTTAAAAATATTTTCACTTCAGTGTGATATGTTTTCACTAGGTAAAGTGTACGTGTATCAAAAAGATAAAGAACTTGAATCCGATCCGTTTCTAAATCTTATTACACACCCAAATCCGATGCAGTCCGGTAGTCAATTCCTTTGGGATTGGATGTTCTGGAATATGTTAGGCAATGACTATTGCTATGTGGATAGTGCTATTGTAGAGAAGAAGGGAAATCGTATGTATCATCTTGAGCCTTACAAGATCAAGTGGCCTAATGATATGCAAGCTAATTCGGATAAGTTAATATTCAGTGATGATACTCTGAAAGAATATTCAAAGAAAGACATTACCTATTGCTACAATGACGGCACAACGTTTAAGTTTCCGCTAGATCGTTTGGTAATTACCCACGACCTTACTAACGGAATCGGTAATTTCTTTAAGGGGCCGTCACGGATTGACGCTCTTCACAAGATCATTTCAAACTCAGAGCATTCGCTTGATGCGAAGAATATAAACGTCCGTTTTTCGGGTAAGTTCTTAGTAGGTTCAAATAACGATACTTCTAAATTCGGATTGGGTAATGATGAAAAGCTGGACATTCAAAACAAATTTGGAGACGATAATCGTAAGATTTACCCATTAAAGACAATGGTACAGATCAGGCGATTTGTGGAAGATATGGGTGCGCTAAAGTTAGACGAAAGCTATTTGTCTGACTACTTTCTCATGGGTTCGATGTTCAACATTCCTAAAGACGTACTTGAGGCTGGGGTTTCCTCCACTTTTGAAAATCAGGAAAAGGCCCGTATGAGTCATATTTCCTACACGCTCCAGCCCAAAGGAAATGATTTAATGAATGCTTTTGAAAGGCATTTTGGATATGATAAGGCAGGAAAGAATATCGTGATTGATTGGATGCATCTACCATTTACGCAGGTGTTTGAGAAGGAGAAGTCAGAAGTAGAAAGAACCAAAATACAATCCCTTAAAGAGCTTCTTGCAATGGGCGTACCTATTGAGGAGGCAAACCAATATTTAGATTTAGATTTTACCATTGAAAAAAAGGAACCGGAAGCTCCGGCACCAACCGAAGAACCTATAACAGAAGCATTATGAGCAAGTCAAAATCAAAGAAGAACCAGAAGACCGAACCAGAAGAACAGGCACAGGAAATAGTTGTAGATGTTCCCCGTGAAACATCGTTTATTCCTGATGAAGAATTCTCAGAGGAGTCTAAACTAATTGAACATCAACCAGAAGAAAATAGCGGGCAAGCGGAAACCACAATAGGGCCAGAGGAGGAGTTGATTCCTGAGGGTGAAATTCAAGACTTTAAAACAGAAATTGAAGTAAATGGAGTTAAGGAGGAAGTAAGCGCAACGGTAACAGAAACACGAGAAGCCACTACTATCGACCTTGAATTTAAGCCAGTTGACGAAACAAAGAGCGCAAAACGCCAAACTTACCAAGAGATTATGGCAGACAGGGCAAGGCAACAAAAGGAAATCATTCTAAGGAATGTTGAGCGTAATAAGGCTATACAAGCAGCAAGGGAAAAGAAGTTTCAAGAGAATGTTGAAGCAAAAAAGAAAAGATGAAACTAACAGCCAAAGAAATTTCGGCTATAAAGGCCAAGAAAGATAAAATAGTGAAGGAGAATCAAACAGTAAAAAAATGATAACGATTCCATTGATCGAAGACAAAGAGCAGCTTTATGATTGGTTGATTGCCAATAAATCTGCTTTGATAGCGCAAAAGAAAGCGACCATTAAACACGCTGACGCTATTTCTTTTATGGCACCTTTGGTTTCTGAGAAGGGTGATGTTATCAAGTCTGAAAGCATTCCAGCAGAGGCCACCAGAATAAAGGTTCGATCAATTATCAATACTACAAAACTTTACGACTCTCATCAGGACGTACATATTGACCAGCTTTGGAACAAGTCTTTGAAGGAAACCCGGGATAACTACCTGGTCAATCAACACAACTTTTCTTTTGAGGGCATAGTCTCCGATAACGTAAAAGCATTTGTAAAGCAAATGACATGGGCGGAGCTTGGTTTCGGTGGGTATGAAGGCACAACTCAGGCTCTCATATACGACTCAGTAATTGACAAAGCAGACAGTCCTTTCATGTTTGAGAAGTACAGACGTGGTCAAGTTAAAAATCATTCAGTCGGTATGCGCTATGTTAAGATTGACATGGCAATTAATGATGACAGGTACGAAAAGGAATTTGCTATATGGGAAAAGTATTATCCGGTAATAGCAAACAAAGCAGACGTTGACGCAGTAGGGTATTTCTGGGCAGTCACGGAGGCAAAAAATATTGAAGGTAGTGCGGTGGTGAAAGGTTCGAACTTCGTCACGCCTACTATTTCAGTGCAGGAAACAAAAGGCAAGCCGTCAACAGACACTAGCCTTGAGCCGGGTAAAGCCACTCAGATCAAAGAGGAACTAAAAAAATTAACTAAACTTTTAAACGATTAAAAAATGGAAGAAAAAGAATTACTTGAAGAGATCAAAAAAGTATCTGGACAAGTGGAAGCATTCAAAAAAAGCATCGGAGACAAGGCCGACAAAGCCGCCTTTGACGAAGCGATTAAGAAACTGGAAGAACTGAAAGCAAGTCTTAAAGATTTGACTGCGGAGAAGTTTGAATCAGCGATTAAAACGGTGAACGAATCACTCGGTAAGGTTGCCAAACAGATCGAAGAAATGTCTGAGGACGTTGCCAAGGCAAAAGAAAGCGGCAAAGGTCGCGTACAAGCTAAGACGACGTTCGGTCAGCAAGTAGTTGAGGCGTTGGTTGCCAATAAACTCTTAGAGGGCAAGTTCGGTAAAAACGAGCATCGCACTCTTGAGATTAAAGACGTAAGCATCCTTAACAAAGCCGTTGCCAACATGGGTACTGGAAACGTTGACGCTGTGGGATCAAGTTCAATTCCTTTGGAACTTTCCAGTTTTGAGCCGGGCCTTACCAACATTCAAAAGCGGAGACCTTGGCTTATTGACATTGCAAATACATCTCCGATTTCTACCATGTACGCACAATGGGCTGAGAAATCAGGCCAAGAAGGCGCAGCGAACGAGACTGCTGAAGGTGCTGCTAAGAACCAAATTGACTTTGATTGGATTGAAAAATCTGCTAAGGTTGAAAAGGTAACCGCTTACATTAAGGCTTCCAAAGAATCTCTTTCAGATCTCCCAGGTCTTGCCAATGAGATTGACAATGAATTGAGAGAGGAAGTTCTTTTGAAGGCTGACGCTGATTTGTTAGCTGGTGACGGAAGTACCCCTAGCTTGAATGGTATCTTGAATCAGGATACTGCCTATGCTTCCGGTACTTTTGCGGCTACTATCGTACAGGCTAACCATTGGGATGTGTTGCGTTGTGCTGTTGCTCAAGTTGTTACAAACAAGTTCATCCCTAATTATGTTTTGATGCATCCTACCGATGTGGCAAAATTGGATTTGAACAAGGGCAGCGATGGACATTACTCAATGCCTCCTTTCAAGAGTGCTGACGGTATGACAATTTCAGGGGTTAGAATCCTTGAGAACACTGGCCAAACTGTTGATAAGTTTACAGTAGGGGACTTTACTAAGATGAACGTTCGTGTTCGTGACGGTTTCACTATCGACATGGGTCACGATGCAGATGACTTCACTAAGAACCTTATCACGATTCTTGGAGAGATTCGTTTGGTATGTTACATCAAAGCAAACCACGCTGGAGCGTTTGTTTCCGGTGATTTCTCTGATGCTATCGCGGAATTGAACTTGTCTATCTAATTTAAAAACGAAAAAGTAAAATGAAAAAGATTTCAATTATGATTTTTGCGCTGATGCTGAGTGTCAGCGCATTTGCTCAACATACGTTTTTCAATCCTTTATCAACTGCGGGAGTATTCCCTCAAGCTGATACGGTTGTAAACACAGCAACAGCATTTATCTCAACGAGGTTGATGCCTGTTACAAGTCAGGTAAATGAAGTATTGGTATGGATTTCTGTTACCAAGATTTCCGGCACCGTAGGAGGTACGATCACTTTACAAGGTTCTATTGATGGAACCAACTGGAAGGCTGTAAATACCAATGATAGTCAGACTGCACTAGCCACTATCACGGCTACGGACGCAACGAATACCTATCACTATAGACTTTTGGGAGGGAACTTTCCTTATCTAAGAGTTTCTTGGACAGGGACAGGAACCATGTCGGCAAGTTTTTCAGCTAAAGCATACAGGAACTAAAAAACAGGGGGCTAATAACCCCCTACTTTAAAACAATGAAAAAATTTATTACACTTTTATTTACGTTGGCCCTAGGGGTTAGCGTATTCGCCCAAGACGTAACGATGAAGAATGCCTCCGCAAGTTCAACGGAGACTATCACCAACGCTGGAACAGGTATTCTTACGGCCCAGGTTAGAGGTCATAAAAATACCGTGACTGTACAGGTAACAGTCACTAAAACTTCCGGAACCGTTGCAGGAACTTTGACACTACAAGGGAGTCTTGACAACGTAAATTATAAAGCGGCTTTGTTGCCTAACGGAGTTTCTACCGCAGTTAACACTTATACAGCAACTGACGTGGCAACACAGACTTTTATCTGGCAGCTTAGTGACAATCCTTACAACTATTGGAGAGTATCTTACACCGGATCGGGTACAATGGTAGCTACAGCCACGGCTGTTTTATTGGCTCATTAATATGATTACAACCGAACATTTCTTAGATCGACCTTATCGCATTCCGAATATTGAGGAAACGAAGGACTTACAGGCATTCATTGATTACCACGAAGCAAAACTATTAAGGGCAATTTTTGGAACAACCCTTTACAACTTATTCGTAGCAGGAATCGGTGCCCCAACTCCGGAGCAAAAGTGGGTCGATCTAAGAGATGGTAAGGTTTATTCTTACAACTCAACGGATTATGAGTTCCTTGGCCTTATTGAATTATTGAAGTCGTACATCTACGCAAAGTGGCTGAAGGAGAATGAGGACAAGGTTACTAACTCTGGCGTGATGCGTAACACGGTAGATAAATCCGAACACGTAGGAGGATGGGAAAGATATGTATCAGCTTACAATGTATTCTCATCTATGGCCGGAAACATTGACAGGCAGGAGAATACTTTTTACGGATTTATGTACGCGAACTGGGAGGGCTATGTAACCAATCTATCGGATTGGATATTCTGCTATCCACACAATGACCCTGAATTTGAAAATCAATTAGGAATTTAAAAACAAACCCACATGAAAAAACTATTTTTAGAATTTATCCAGAACGCCCTTCAATTCTTTGTGATGGTGGTTCTGATATGCATTGTGCTTGTACCAGTTTCTTTACTGATCGGCATCGCGATTAGTTTAATTGTCAGAGCCTTTAACTATGGTTATGGGTTATGGTAGCCATTCAATTAAATGGAGCTAAGGCGCAAACTCCTCAATCGTTTGAGGAGCTAAAGGCCCGTATCTTTCAACGTATTTACAAAGATTGGGATTTAGAGAAACCTATCTTAGAGCGAGATTACTTCAAACTGTTCTGTATCCTAAATGATTGCAACTTTGATAGGTTAGATCGTACACCTGAAAATGAGGTA